CGGTACGCTCCGGTTGGCCGTGCTCACCGGTGAAAAAGCCACGTCGGGCACGGAGGGCCCGTTGGGCGATTTTTCGATCACCAACTTCTCCCGCAACGAACCGCTCGAAGAGGGCGTCACGGTGAGTGTGACCGCGAAACTGGCCGAGTTCGACCAATGGGTGGAGGTAGCCTGATGAAAGCATTTACCGACAGGGCTGGCCGATCTTGGACCATCACGCTGACGCTCGGCACGGCGATGACCGTGAAAGAGCAACTCGGCGTGGACCTATTGCAGCCCGAGGCGGGCGATCCGCCGCTTCTGACCCGCCTCGGCACCGACGAGATGCTCCTGGGCGAAGTGCTCTGCGCGATGCTCCAGCAGCAGTTCGAGACACAAGGTGTGACGGTCGAGGAGGTCCGCAACGGCTTCGACGGCCAGACGTTCCTGGCCGCCCAAAAGGCCTTTTACGAGGAACTGATCGATTTTTTCCGCAGCCGCGGCCGCACGGATCGGGCCAAGGCGGTCGCCAAGCAGGTGGGGATGATCGACGCGGCGGTGACGGCCGTGGAGACGCGGATCGATGCGATCGACATCGACCGGACGATTGCTGGGGCCATGTCTGGCGAATCGCCGGAGGCCTCGGCATCGACCCCAGGCCCTTGACGCTCCGGCAGTTGCTCTGGATGGCCGAGGGCCGCAACGAGAATCTTTGGCTGATCGCCTCGGCCGTGATGTCGCTGCTGGCCAATTGCCACCGCGACCCGAAGAAGCGGGCCTTTACGCCCGATGACTTCAACCCGATGGTCCATCGGACCCAGCGGGCCGACGTGATCCGCGTCACGCCCGAAACGGTTGGCGATCTGCGCGAGGCGTTCGTCGCCATGACACAGACCTAAGGCCCCTTGATGGCAGTATCATCGACCGCAATTCGAGCCGGCCGGGCGTTCGTCGAGCTGTTCGCCGACGATACGCGACTGGTGCGCGGATTGCGTCGGGCCGAGGCGAAGATCCGGGCGTTCGGTGAGAGGCTCAAGAACATCGGTCGCCGGATGCTCACGCTGGGGATGACGGCCGCTGCGCCGCTGGCACTCGCCACGAAGGTCTTCGCCGGTTTCGACGATCAGATGCGGGCCGTACAGGCGGTGATCGGCGCGACCGGCCAAGAGTTCGACCGGCTCACGGAGAAGGCCAAGGAACTGGGCCGGACCACGTCGTTCTCGGCCGCCCAGGTTGCCGCCGGCATGCTCGAACTGGGCCGGGCCGGCTTCTCGCCCAAGCAGATCGACGCGGCCATTGCCTCGGTGCTCGACCTGGCTCGGGCCACGGGAACCGAGCTTGCGGAGGCGTCGAACATCGCGGCGGGCACGCTTCGTTCGTTCTCCCTGGAGGCCGACCAGATGGGTCGCGTGGCCGACGTGATGACGGCTACGGCCAACAACTCGGCCCAGACGCTCACGGATTTGGGCGAGGCCATGAAGTACACGGCCCCGGTCGCCGCTGGGTACGGACTCACGCTCGAAGAGACAGCCAAGGCGCTCGGCGCGCTGGCCAACTTCGGCATCAAGGGCTCGATGGCCGGCACCACCATGAAAAACATCCTCCTGCGGCTGGCCGATCCGGCGATCCGCAGCCAGATCGAAGCGCTCGGCGTGTCGGTAACCGACGCCGAGGGGAACCTCCGCAACATCTCGGACATCCTCCGCGACATGGGCCAGGCGGTCGAGGGGATGCCGAATGCGAAGAAGCTCGAGATATTCAACCAGATCTTCGGCATGCGGGCCGTTGCCGGCGGGGCCAAGCTGACGGCCGCCGAGTTCGATCGGCTCAACAAGGCCATCGACCGTGCCTCTGGTACGGCCGCCAAGACGGCCAAGGTCATGGACAGCGGCATCGGCGGTGCCTTTCGACGCCTCTACTCCGCCGTCGAGGGGATCGCCATCGCCATTGGCGACGCCCTGGCCAAGCCGCTTTCCGAGATGGCCGACTGGCTGGGCAAGGCGGCCGGTTCGATCACCCGGTGGATCAAGGGCCACAAGCGGCTCGTCGTCACCGCGATGAAGGTCATCCTCGTGGTGATGGGTGTCGGCGCGGCCCTGTTGGCCCTGGGGTTCACGTTCAGCGCACTGGCAACGGCAATCGGCGGGATCATCTCGGTCGTCACGGCCGCGATCGCCGTCTTCAAGATCATTGCCGCCGTGATTGCCTTCCTTGTCTCGCCGGTCGGACTGGCGATTGCGGCCATTGCAGCATTGGGCGCCTACATCGTCTACGCGACCGGAATCGCGGGGAAGGCGATCGCCTGGCTGGGCGAGAAGTTCGGTGTGCTCAAGGACGATGCGCTGAGCGCTTACCAGGGCATCGCCGACGCGCTGGCGGCCGGCGACATCGCCTTGGCCGTCAAGATCCTCTGGCTGACGATCAAGATGGAGTGGACCCGGGGTGTGAACTACCTCGAAAAGGCGTGGCTCAACTTCCGCAACTTCTTCGTCCGCATCGGTTACGACGCCTGGCACGGCCTGCTGGCCGTGGTCGAAACGGTCTGGCACGCCCTGGAGGTCGGCTGGATCGAAACGACGGCGTTCTTCTCGAAGGCTTGGTCGTCCTTCACCGGCTTCTTCGCCAAGACCTGGGAGCGGATCAAGTCCGGCGCGCAGAAGGCGTGGAACTGGATCAAGAGCCTGTTCGATGACTCGATTGACCTGGAGGCCGAAAACCGGCTCGTCGAAGAGCAGAAGCAGGCTGCGCTGGCGCAGATCGACGACCAGCAGCAGCGGAAAATCGCCGAGCGGGAGGCCAAGAGGCAGGCCGACCGCCGGCGGGCCGCCGCGCTGCACGAAGCCACGATGGCCCAGATCGGCCAGGACAACCTCGACGCGCACCAGGCGCTCGACGACGAGTACGCCGCGAAGATGGCCGAGAACGAGGCCGAGCTGGCCGCCGCCCGCAAGGAGTGGCAGGACGCCCTGGCCGAGGCGAAAGCCAAACGGAAGGCCGCTGAAAAGGACAAGGACAAGGGTCCGGAGGGCCTGGAAGGTCCGGACGAACTTATCGCCAAGGCCCGAGAGGCCGTCTCCAGCCTGAGCGCACTCGGCGGGGTGAACGGCGCGATCGAAGTCCAGAGCACGTTTAGCGCCATGGCCGCCGCCCGCGGACTGGGTTCCGGCGGCCCGGTCGAGAAGATCAAGGACCGGGTGGCCGAAATCGACCGCAACATCGGGATTCTGGTCCAGGAAGCCAAGAAGGGCGGGATTCAGTTCACGTAAGGGCCGAGCAGCGCATGGCGATCACCATCCACGAAAAACCGACCAGTCGCAGCGCCACCGAGGGCGTCGACAACAGTGCGTCGGCAACGCTCGAGTACATCGTCCAGGGCACGGACGACGATTCGGCCGTTCATGGCCTGGTTCAGGACACGATTCCGGCCTTCTATCGCGGGCTGGCCTACCAGACGTACAGCATCGACCCGGTCCACGTGGACCAGTCCGATGCGATCGGCTACTGGGACGTCTCGGCCCAGTACGGTGTGAAGGACCCGAAAGAGTCCACCTACACGTTCGACACGGGCGGGGGCACGCAGCACATCACGCAGTCGCTGGCGACCAAAGGAAGCTATCCCGCGCCGGGCTTCGCGGCACCTGACTTCGGCGGCGCGATCGGAGTGACGCACGAAGATGTCGAGGGCGTCGACATCACCGTGCCGGTCTACAACTTCAGCGAAACCCACTACATCGACGATGCGGTGGTCACCGACGCCTACAAGGGGACGCTCTTCCTGCTGACCGGAAAGACCAACAGCGCCGCGTTTCGCAAGTTCGCCGCCGGCGAGGTTCTTTTCTTAGGCGCATCCGGCACCAAGCGTGGCAAGGACGATTGGGAGATCACCTTCAAGTTCGCCGCCAGCCCGAACGTGGTCAACCTGCAGATCGGCCCGATCACGGTGGCCTCGAAACGCGGCTGGGAACTGTTGTGGGTTCGCTACACGGACGTCGAGGACGCGGGGGCCAAGATGCTGGTCAAGCAACCGGTG